ATCATCGTTAGCCAGAATACTTCTAGCGTACTTAATCATTAAGTTGATTTCCTCTGAAGTGAATGCGTCCCGGGAATAAGACGTCTCAGCCTCTGGATATCTCTCGAATCTAGGGACTGTCCAGTCCTGACTCAAGATCTGACACTTTTGACAAAACCTGAGAATAGTACTAACTGCTGATACATACCTATTAAGTGAGGCATGTGAAAGAGCGTTCTTGTTCTTAAGTTCCAGACAATCTTCCAATATCATGCGATATGTAATCTTGTGTGGGTCAATAGTCTGAGGGTGAAACAAGGTAAACTTACCTGAGTAAAGAATTGCAGACTTGCGTCCACTATTCTGCCACTCCCTGCGATTGATGAGTGTGTAGTCTCGGCATTGTTTCCAAGACGTTTTCGGTTTTGCCATAGAGTTTCTGTTTGAGAGATTTAACTAAGGCATTCCCCTGTTTCGTCAAGGTCAGAGAGTACCGCCTACGATTAGAAGGATCTCTGTCCTTGCTAATCAGGTTCATACCCTTTTTACCGTAACGGTGTTGTAGTGCTAAGTAGTCAGTGTTCCTGCTACCAGCAGCGTTGCTATAACCTAGCTCCTCCTCGAGTGCTTGCTTATGACATCCATCGTGAGACGCAATGTATAAGAATGTGAGCTGGAGTTGCAGAGGCATTTCAGGATCAAACTTTACAAACTCTTCCATACACTGGAAAAGCTTGAGCATTTGATTATCCGTTAATGTCTTCTTGAATGGATCGCTTGCTCTGTCCATCTATAGTCATAGGGTTGGCACATTCGTACTGTAGCACAAATCTACCGAGGTGTATATCAATGTCACAGAATTTTTCTTTGTCCATGCCTATGTATAAATCACCGAAGGATAAAAGTTTCATTAAATAAAGTCGATAGATTCAATGTAGTTTAAATATACCAATAGTAAGTATAAATTACTACTGTTTTTTCTTAAACACTTGACGTTTTACACGGTTAGTGTCGTCAATCAATTGCTGTGACATAATGTTAAGCAGTTCATCGTGATTAGGATGCACAGCTATATCGCTTAACAGTTTGTTGTATTGTTTGATAAAAAGTCTTTCAGTCATTGTTATTAAAATCCAGTGGTAGGTCAGTTGGCTTGAGGTGATACAATCCCTCGTCAGTACACAGCACAAACTCTTCGCCGTTCGTGATCGCTTTTTTAATGCGTTGACGGGCGTGGTGATGTGAGCTGTATATCTTTTCAGTCACACGTCCAGTCTTTGGGTCAGTGATTCTCATCATTGAGTCCACTGAATCTGGAATCATGTAGCCATGTATCTTCCAATTCTCAAATTCCTCATAGCTCAAGTTCGGGAAGAACTCGTCAGGTGAATCAGCTATAGCCCTCCAATTATTGGGAAAGTATTTACGTGTCATATTTATCTCCTAGGTATTTAATGTCTACAAGCTTGTGACCGTAGTGATCGCAGAAGTTCTTGGCGTGCCAAGCTGCGTCCTCGAGGTCGGGTGATTCGTAATACGAATAGTGGGTGTAGTCTGATTTGAGCGTGTCATACGCCATTTGAAATGATGCCATGAGCCTGATGAGTGTGTTGGATACCTGTTCCGGATGGAGGGTTTATGGACTGTCAGGCGTAGTCATACCAAGGTCTTCCTCGGTAATTTCTATATCTAATAAGTATTGATATTCTTCTGGGATATAGGATTGTTCATCGTCCATGCGATTAAATGTCGCAATTGTTATGCGTAGGGATATCTGTCTCAGTGAATGCACATATCAAATAGTTCATTTGCAGTGCTTTCTTTTGCATTTGCATAAGAGTGTCAATCACCTCTTGGAAAGAGGATGCTTCGTCAAGGTTCTTGTTGTACTTCCATGCAACTTCATAGACAGAGGCTACGAATGCTGCTTGATTCATTAGTCAACTCCCATAGTTTCTTTACGTGCTGCCATCTCAGCTATGCTGATCTCATTGATGTAGGTATATGTACCCCAATCACTTTGATCGTCAGCCATAACGAGAGCATCAATCTCTGCTTGTTCATAACTATCAGCTTCGATAGTGAAGAAGTGTTGTTCTCTATGAACTTCCACGTCATACCAAGGCATTAGTCTTTCCTCCTTGGGTCATTAGTAACTACTCCAACAACAGGATTGTCAAAGTCTTTGAGCCTTGCTCCAACAAGGTCAGGTCTACCGCACCAACTACAGTTATGTTTGTTGATACGTCCCTCACTAGATACAACATGGGTGTAATCCCTTGCTGTTGTACGTTGAAGGATGGTGCCATCTGGGAATGTGGCAGTTAGTACTCGTTTTTTCAAATGATCGTGATACATAATTAGTCCTTACATGGCTTGAATAGTTCTCTCCTTTCAGGAGCATTCTTGATCTCGTAGTAAGCACGGATACCTTCAGCTATTTCCTTGATTGCATCAAGTGCATAACTATCTTTCTCAAGATCAAATAGATGGTTGTGTTTAGCACAAACAAAGTTTCTAAACATTCGGACAATCATTTCAGGTTCCACACCATGTATGGCTACGTGTCCGTCCTCGCTGTCCACGAGTATGGCTCCGCCCTCAGAGTGAGGAGTGTCCTTGAAATACATTGCGTTATAGCAGTCCATGAAGAATTCATGGTTAGTTTCTTGTCTCATAGTCGTTGCAAAATGATGAGTGTGTACAGTTAGAGCAGAAGCTCTCAGCGTACGCAGTTATACTGAGGTGCATAAGTAGCGTACGAGGTGAGCGTCCATGCTATATGTCGGGTAGTTCGACAGTTCTTGGGCGTGTCCGTCCATGAGACTTAAGCTGTTTATCTTCCAGCATGCGTGCATACGCCCACTCCAGCACACGCTCGAGTTGTGCCTCCGTGATACGCATGCCCTTGTATGTGTACACTTGCATGCCTAGTACCCTGCAGATGCGAGGGCGTCAGCATCATCCATGTAGTTGTCAATGAATCCTTCGGATTCACATTCGTAATCACCTACTCTGCAACTGCAGTAGTATTCAAGCACTGCCCAAACAGCAGCATTCTTTAGTTGCTGTATAGATACAGCCTCATCCCTTTCAAAGTTATGAATGTAGCCAATGTCATAGAGGATCTCCTCTATCTCTGACTCATACTCGTCATAGAATTGAGCTGTCTCTACGTAGTAGATGAAACCGGTCACGCCCATTGAGCAGCCGTGATTCATTATGTCTCTGCACTCTTCGATACAATCGAAGCGTTCGTCAAGACATTCTTTAAGTGTTGCCATAGGAAATAAGACCAACCTCATTGGTTGGTAATAGCTGGGTGAGGAGTCGAACCTCACCTACTCCGACAGCTAAGCAAAGGCAATAAGCCTTTGTTGTTTAGTTAGATATCTAGGTGTTGACTTAGCGTCATTGGTACAACCAATAAACTCGTAAGTCATAACGCCGGTAGCCTTGACAGCTCGAGGTGATCGGTCAGTGTACTTACAAGTAACAGCATTGTTACTTAGCTCACGGATCCAGAATCCAAGAGACATGTTGTCATTCATCAACAAGTTGATGAGCTTGAGTCTGTCAACGTTGGAGTACTTGTACTCATAACCGTTGGTGTATCTGATAACTGCAGTAGCAGTGAATGGATTGACAGCAGCAAACTCAACAGCAGCAGAATATCTAGGTTTTACAATGAACATGATCGAAATGTATAAAGAACAATTCATCCAAAGGATGAGAGCTAGTGATGGAATCGAACCATCATGTGACAGCCATGTCTAGCTAGTAGAGATGAGACTCTCCTCACCCTTAACAGGGAGAGTCGAGTATCTCTAGCTAATAGAATTGAAGAGGTGGCATATACTGAACAGCTACGCTGTCTTGATTGAACATCTGTTTATAAACAGTGACTAGATTTTCAACAGTATCCTCATGCTCTACTGAAGTAGAGACAACCTTCATCTTTTCTTGTTGACCTTTCCAGTAACCAATACCATCAAGGATGGTCATACCATCAAGGATTTTGTCGAGCAGTACTTGATACTGCTGCCATGCTTGGTCGTCAACGTATCCACCAGTGGGTATGTTGCGTCCGAAGAACATTTGAACTTGCATTTCATTTGTGTAAACAAATGCCAGCAACTCGACTCGAACGAGTATGCACCCCGGTGGATGGGCTGGCGGTGTGTACTTCCCATGCTTCGACATGTATGAACGGCGGTGAGGATCTGGTCTGCTGTGCCTTTCGCTTCGATCCCTTTTTACAGGTCGCCGATTACGCTCTTAACAACTGTGTTGTCAGAGCCACTTATCAAGGTGGGTCTTAGTCTGAACAATCTGTTGATTGACACCGATTGTTGTAAGCAACTAAGCTCGAAGCTCGTTTTATGGTTGAGGTGAGTTGTGTTTGAAGTTATTGAGACTCTCCTCACCCTTATCAGGGAGAGTCGAGATAACAAGAACATCAACAACTCATCCTAGAGTTATTATACCGTGGTGTATTTCAATTTGTCTACTGTACCAATTATATTTCTGTCACAATAGTAATTGTGTAATGAAGCTGAGAATGTTAAGGCAACAGATCGAGAGAGATCGAGACGCATGGCTATCGCCATGAGATTGTCGATGATTGCCTCGCTCGCTGCCGAAACGGAGCGTAGTGCATGAAGAACACAGCAAAAAGCACTGCCATCACTGGATTCTCGGCAGACTATACATCCCCCGTGCATGTTTTTCGACCCCCCTTGGGGGGATTTTGGAACCTGCTATACTACGTTAACCACTTCAGACATTTACGTTATTTTTTAAAGAGCTTTAGTTGATATAAGACCACCATTGTGAGAGACGTCCAGAATAATACTTCAATTATCATCTATATCACCTATTGACATCTCCCAACCTGTATCGGTCCTCTTCATACGTACTTCGGGTTGTTTTAAGACACCAGTCTTCTCAAAGTAGTCCTGTTTATACTTCCTTACTGCAGTATCTACTTCATGTGCAGCCTTAAGCTCTATATATCTGTTCTCTATCCCAATTAAGTAGCCTAATATAATCCAGTTAATAGGTTTCCAAGGAGTCTTCAAACTCTTGTACAGTTTCTTAAAGGTATTTAACTTAAGTTTTGGCATATATACTGTTATTACTGTTTAGGTAGTTAGTGGAGTTGTTTCATTAATATCTTTCACGGATATTAGTTAAAAGGAAGGAGTCGCTGGTTTTAGCAGTCTCACTCCCTCCCCACAAGGGTCCACCCTTCCCCTGTATAGGTAGGGGGACCCCCCTAAAACCAGTGAGGGGTTGACTTTCCGTCAGACACACCTCTAGCCTGTTGTCTTTGGTCTTTATCCATCCCTAAAACCAGATGGTTAGTGGCTTGTTGGGGATTGTCTATGAAAGCTTCAAGGATATCCATCCACTCTTCAGACTTCCTAATATTGATCTGTTCTTGTGCTGAAATAGACAGTGCATCTGTAAAATACTTAACCCCTTGGGCTAGACAGTCTAATCTGTCGTCGTGCTTCACAGCGTACTTCTCCCGGCACATCCTACTCATTTGATAGAAGAGCATGTAGAGAAGTCTATTTTCTGGAGGTAATTCCTTGTTTGAGTTGTAGTCCCAATCAATAACCCCACGGTCAACAACAAGACGATGTTGATTAAGCACAGGTTCAAGACTGTCAATGATTCTGTCTTCTTTCCTAATAGTCGCTCTAACTTCATCAATAAGTATTCGCTGTTTTGTCTGTTGAATATGTTTCTTAAATAGTTCACTTACAATTCCATCTCCAAAGTTTGTCTCGACAACCAACGTTGTAACGTTGAACTTTTTACATCCTCTAAGGATGTCGAGCAAGGTATTATCGCTGTAGCCATCCCTGTATGCACGCATTTCATGCAGATAGAGGAAGCCGTTTTTTTGGGATATATACGCAGCAGTAGTTTCGTCGGAACCCCGTCCTGACGGGTCAACGCTGCAAATTGTCTCGGTATATTCAGTCCATTCTCCTTGCAGTTGCATAGGTGAATAGAAATAGTCCCCGGGGAGTCCCACTGTTGGTAGGTCTTTGATGGCATTTCGGGGATCTGAGCACCAGATGACATTATCGGGTGCAGTAGCAGGATTGACACTTGTAACAACAAGATCAGACATTTTGAGGGGAAACTTCTCAGCGTCAGATAGGGAAGTGTCAAGCATGAATTGAAGAGCAAAGTTGCTTCTTCCCATGGACGCTTCTCTTTCCACCAAGTCATCATCATCAAACCTGTCAGGGTCAGTACAAGTATTAGGTAAAGCACCATTATCTATGTCCTCTTGTAATTGTGGAGCTATTAATCCGTCATATGGTGTTGTGTCTTTTGGGAATCGGGCTGGCCAAACAAATGGTCTATAATTCCGCTCTGCCAACTTACGATAAACAGTAAAAGTAGTCTGAGGAGTCCCGAGATACATAATACGGCTATCGTCTTCCGGCGTAAGGATTGACTCGGCTTCGGTACAAAGTTGAAGTAGTTTTTCACGCATAAACTCCGTCATACTATTTCCGGGAACTTCTATGTCGTCCAGAATCATAAGATCCGCTCGTGATCCAGTTAGCTGACCAGTAATACCCACGCTCTTCACTGAAGGTGCTTGATGCGGACTGCAATTTACGTCGAAGCTTATACGAGACCACCTTGAGTCGTCGGATTTGGGTTGTAAATGTTTTAACCAAGGTGTTTCAATAATTATTTTTTGTAAGAAGATACTCATGTTGTCTGCCCTCTCCTTAGAGGCAGAAATAATCATTATTTTCTTTTCCGGGTTATTAAATAGAGTCCAAAGAACAAAAGCACCAGTAATCCAGCTCTTACCAACTCCCCGAAACGCCTGTATCTGTAGTCGCTTGGGACCACTCTGCAAGTAATCTGCAATTGCATATTGTGCCCTCGTAGGTTGTGGAAGATCTAGCTGTGTCCACAAAGCTTGCAGAAACAGCTTGAAATCGTCCTGTAGGGCGGTTAAAGTGTCTTTCATATACTAAGGTGTATTTATCGTTTAAAGCGTCCTACACGGGTCTTACGGTCCGCATCTATCTGTTGATTAACTTTTTGATTAATAAACATTTCTAATGGTTTTCCTTCAGCATCAACCATGCCTTCAGCAGCAGCTTCCATGTAATACAAGTCTTGATAACTTTCTTTATATCTCGCTTTCTTTTTGTTGTATTGCCATTGTGCCATTTCTCCTATCCCCCACATAACAGTTGAAGGAATCCACAAAGGAGGAAACTTAAATCCAGCTAAACCTAAAGCACCAGACGCACCTTTTATCTCATTTATTCTTTGTTGCTGTTTAGTTTCTTTGTTATCCGTAAATGTACCAGCTATTACGCCAGTATCACCAATAGCACCTAGTACTGGTAAAACTACAGCAGCCTTCTTAATTGGAGCTGGTATTGCTTCTATAACTTTGCTTCCAGTAGTAATAGCTTGCTGTACTTTTTTATTATTGACTGTTGTCTCAAATATAGTCTGTCCGCCTCTTTTAATATTCTGGATAAGACCTTTAGTAGTAGGCTTTGTAGATTTAACAAACTTACCATTTTGTATTTCAAAACCGGGTACAGCACTTTCAGCACTACTATATTTTTTAATATCGTCTAGAGATTCTATTTTAGTTTCTTCAGGTATAATTCCTTTTTCTTTATAGTTCTCTACAACATCTAGTAATTCTTGGTCAGCTTTATACTTAGCTTGGTTCTTAGCTATTTCAGCATTAGGGTCACTAACTCCTTCAACAGCCTTAACTACCTGAGTACCTTTTAATTCGTAACCTTTAGGTAGTGCATTAGGATCTAATCCTTGTTGTCTTAAATGCCAATCTGTAAATGCTTGCATCCAAGATTCTGGAACACCTAATTGTCTAGCTAAAGCTCTATCACCAGTAAAAGGTGTTGAACCTTTAGATCTATTTAATTTACTAAGCTCTTGTTCGGCATTAAAACCTACATTTGGTCCATCTAATTTTGATGGTACAAAATGACCAATATCCATGCTAATACCAGAGGAAGCTTTAAGAGCTTTGTTCTTTTCACCAATTGCATTCCAACTGGCTCTCATTTCTTTAGCCCACTTTTTTCCTAAACCGGGCTCAATACTTTCTGCATAGTCAATAACTCTTTTAGATACTTTGTCATGGAAGTATCTTCTGTCAAACTTAAGTTCTCCGTCACCACTAACCTTAATTGGTAGACCTGTCCATCTCATTTTTTTAATCTGTGCCATTACTTCAGGGTTAGCTTTTTGAGCATCCGTTAGTTTTGAAACAGCTTCGTCTTGAACAAGTTTCTGTAATATCTCTTTTTTTCTTTTTTTAAAAAAAGCTTTTTTAAATTTCTTATCACCTTTTATACTTTCATCACTTTTAATGATTCCATCCATTTCGGCATGCAATCTTCTTTGCAAATAGCCTGTGAGTTCTTCAGCACTATTAAACTTTTCTGGTATTAATCCCTGTTTTTTATATTCGTTAAATATAAACTCTAAGTGTTTTGGATTCTGTAAATTTGTAGCTAGTAAAGGTACATCTTTTTTAAGAGTAGTTCCAGCTATAACATCTTTGGTTTTGTAATTCTTTGTTTTTTCCTCAAAGACTTTCTTTTTTTCACTTGCCATTAAAAAAGCCCCTTTCGGGGCGGTCTGTGTACGTAGGTGTATAAGTTATGCAGCGATGTGGTCGCTTATAAGTCGCTCTCTCTCAGGTTGACTTCCAAATGTTTTTCGACTCCATCTGAGCCAATTACTACTACCTTTGCCTTGATTACACGCTCGACAGGCTGGAACCATATTTGTCGTAATAGATTCTCCCCCCTTGCTACGAGGTTGGACGTGATCGAGTGTAAGTTCTTTAAATTCATAAGTTTCTCCGCAATAAACGCATGTACAATTAAAGTGCTCTTTGATAGCTCTTCTCCAGAGCTTCTTTGCTTCAGGACTTGTCATGGTTATTAAATTGTGTAAATAATGTTTTGGACTAGGTAGTAAAGGGGTCATGCTGTACGCTTTCTTCTTTCGTTCCCACGGTTGTAGGAAGCAGTGGTTAAACGGGTGCGATTAGTTCCGGGTATATGGGCGTTGTCTTTGCCATCACCTTTAAATCCGGTACCTCTTCTTTTGGTTCTTCGGTCAGCCTTATTAGCAGCGACTCGTATTTTTAAACCGTGTGCAGAACGGTTGTATGCTTTCTGTTGGTTTTTGTAATTACCGTTGGAGTATTTAGGTCCGCTTCCCATACATCCTCTCCTTTATTAAAGATGGATCTATTTGTGGCATTACTTCTGCCAACTTAGATAATGGGTTGCCATCATATGCAACACCACTTATATCGTTTGACTTCAGCCAATCACAGGCTGCTTTTAAGTCTTGAGTAGTAGCTTCTCCGCTTTTTACTCTTGCTAAAAATTCTTGTGTGACTAACTGGTGTAATTCATTAAATTGCTCTTCAGTTGCCTTTTTCATTGATTTTCATAAAAAATGCCCCTCCAGAATCGCCTGTAAGGGGCTTGTAATTTTGTCCGGGTATGTTTGTACCCTTGATTTAAGTGGATATTTTTCTTTCACACGGACTAAGCGTTTTAAAGTTTCCAACAATATTTATATTGAAACTTATTGATATTCTGGTGTCAGGTTTAAAATTCTCTGTTACGCCATGACGCAGCCAACCCGGGAAAAGAATTAAACCACCGTTACAAGAAGGTCTAAATATACGAGTGCTTGCTATTTGCCAAACTCTAGTTTGTTTAGTCTGTACTACCGGTGTTTCAAAAAAAAGATTTCCATCATAACCAGTTGTTTGATAGTAATAAACACCAGAGATATGTGACTCACCATGTTCGTGTATATGAGCAAAACTGCCTGTGTCAAATTTATTAATCCAAGAGTGTCTTGTATAATTAACTTGTTCAGGGTCTATGCTTATAGTTTGACAATATCTACCTAACGCATCATTTATCATCCAATCAAATTTAGTACATTTCGTTTCACTTATCCAATCACCATTAAAGTCATCTTCGCAAATCAAGTGACCTAATCTTTGATCTCGTTCTTTAAATGTAGTTAGTTCTAAAGCAGATTTTATTTCTTGTTGTACTAAAGCTAGATTGTTATCTTCAAATATCTCTTCATAAATAGGAGTAGCAAACAGAGGTAGTACTCTTTTGTTTTCTTCGTTCATTGGTAATTAAAATTGACAATAAATCGCAATTTCTTATCTGTACACCAGACTCCGGCATGTACCATGTCGCTGGGAAATAGACACACCCTATTTGGTTTACTTTGTACAAAATCTCCATGTTCAAATTTTGTCCCACCATTATTGGCGTTAAGATATAAAATTGCCGTCTTAGTTATTCTTGGGTCATAAGCAAAATCAGTATGAAATTGACTTACATAATTTTCTGCTTGTCCAGTAGTACAACTAACTCTTGCAGTAAAAAGTTCTTTACACTCTAAAGCTACAAGAAGTTTTTTTACAATCTGGTCACATCCTTTAAAAATATTAGAAACATACGCACCATTAAATTGGTTTTGATACAACAAGGTACTAAATATAGATTCATGTATTTTTACGTTTGGATATTCTTTTAACCCAAAGTCATTGACACTTCCGTCTGTTTCTCCTTCTGCTGCACTTGAATCATATGGTAAATACACAGGAGATTTCATAATTGTGTAAGCAAGGTTTTGAAAATCCTGCCACGGAAGTATGTCATCTTTAACTTGGATGGATTCGTGCATTTATAAACCTAAGCCTTTTTTAACTACAGCTAAAGCTTTATCATCTAATTCATTATCTGATTGCTGTACTAATTTTTCTAGTAGTTCTACTACAAAGGTTTTAAATTTTGGACTTCTTAAAGCAGAAAGTACGAATGGTTTAAGGATTGCTAACATTTTCTTGTTTAGTTAATTTGATAGGTACGACGTCTTGGCACAATTTTGCACCATCCGTCAGGGGTCGAAAGGTGAAACCTTTTCTATGAAGCTCGGCACATTTAAGGGCACGAGTCATTTCTTGTGAGAGTTTCATATTCCGTTCATGTAACGCACCAATGCGTTGACATTGTTCAGTCAGATCTCTATTTAAAGGAACTGAGAAGTTTATTTGAAATCCCCAGTTCTCGTTTATTACATAACCATCTTCAGTCTGTGGCTCTACATCGTTGCCCATATAAAAAGGACTAAATGTCATAGTGCTTCCATTACAGGAGTTCCCGGGAGAAAATTGTTGTCTCGAGGGAGCCCCATTGTTCTGGAATTGCACCGCCTGATTAGTTACATTTCCCGTGGCTGCTGCCACTGGATTTGAGTTATTATTGGTATCTCCTTCAGCAAATACCGGACTGCCTATTGTGAGAAGACAGAGAAGGAATTTGTAGTGGAGTTTATTGTATAGTCTGTGGTTATATCCCATTTTTCTATAATTCCAGCAGCTCTAGTAGTTGTTTCCAACTGCCAAGCTTTGGTGTCATCTTTAATTGAGAATGTTGTACCTTGACCGGCTATATCTGCTGAAGCAGTTACATTACTACCGGACCAAGTATTTACCGCAGATCCCATGACTTCCTTTTTTGAGACTTCTTTTATAGTCTGAGTAGTCACAGTTGTTGAGGTCATATTTCCAGTGGTGAACTGAGGAGTGACGGTATTAGCTCTTGCTATGACGGGTGATAACATTGCTAAGAGTATGATTAATTTTTTCATACTTTTGGTTTTGGTTTATTCATTGGGCAATTAACTGGTTTACTACCATTGCCATTTTTTCCTGTCGTCAAGCCGAATGTTGCGAGTGCTCCCGTAAATACGCTGGCGACGAAAGTGATATCTGAGTTACCAGATTTCTTGACCATTGGTAAATCAATGTAATTCATGGTGATAATAAAACCTGACCAGACTACAACGCCCAGTCTTACTAGAGTTCCTAAGACTTCTAACGTATGTTCTTTTTCTTCACCAATATCTTTTAATTTACCTATTAAGCCTTTTTCTTTGAGCCTTGGCTTATCTTCTTCCATCCTGTTTTGAGTATAGGTTTCATTGCAGTTACCACGTATTTAAACGCTGCTGTCGCTGTCAGTGTTGCAGCTACAGAAACAACCGCAGTTGTAGTTGCCGTTACTAAGATTTCAGTCTCAGGTACCGGCACTTGTTTATCTGTAAATGGTATATCTATTTGTTTTATTCCCGGTTGTACTACCGGTTTATCTGTCTCCTCTGACGCTTCACCTTCTATCTCCTCTTCTGCTTCCAAATCACTTGGAGGTACAACCATAGGAGTATAGAAAGGAACGTCTGCTGTAGGTAAAGGTATAGATATAGTTTCTATTTTTTGTAAAGGTGGAATTTCAATAGTGGGTATTTCCACTAGCTAGGTGGTAATGGGTAAATTTGTCCATCATCTGCTCGATCTGTAGTATTATCTTTATTCGCATCGAATTGTGTTTGTACTTCAGATAATTTTGATGGGACATCTCTTAAACCTTGACGGTATGTAGCCCATTCTGTTTTTTTAGCATCAGTTAAAGGTGCATCTGCTAATTGTGTCCAATCAGAATCAGCTAATTTTTGATTTCTAATTGGT